AGGGCTTCGGGGAGCGTCGGGTTGGGGCGAGACTGGGGCACTACTGGACCTCTTCGTTGTGCGGATAAATCTTCAGCGTGTGCGTGTCCACGGCAGTCAGGTCCGTGCCGCATTCATTCACGATGCACGCGCGGAACGCATACGGCGACAGGGGCACGCCGAGCACCTGGAGCCGCTGGTCCGCGTCGTTGGCGGTCACGACAAAGATGCCGTGCAGCGTGTTGCTGCCGGGCTCGCTGTCTGCGTCCGCGTCGCCGTCGTAGCCGTCCGCGTAGTTCGTGCCGTCGAGCTTGTAGAAGAGGTACAACTCGAACACGCCGTTAGCGTCGGGGGCCGCGTCGAAGTCATCGAGGAACAACTCGAAATCGGCCCAGCGGTATTGGTTCGTCGCGTTGTCGTAGTCCGCACCATCGACCGCGAACGCGCCGTCCGCGAGGTTGTTGAGTTCAGCCGCCATCAGCGTCGCGGCGGATTCGGTTTGCCAGAGCACCTTGTTCGCCATTAGTCATCTCCCTTGTGGCGTGCCTGCTCGACGTGGCCGCGCTTGACGACGCCGAGGCCGGCCACCGCAGCGGGGCTGGTCGTGGCCGCCGCGAGTGCGAGTAGGCTGGCCTTGTCGTCCGCGGTCAGCACGCCTGCGCCGACGAGCGCATCGACCATGCCCAGCCTGTCCGGCAGGCTCAGGTCGAGCTGCGTGCCGTCGCGCTGGAGCATACCCATGGCGACCGCGGCGATGCTGCGCAACGCGGGGCTCTCAGATGCCGCGGCCGTCTCGATGCGAGCGTATCGGCTATCAACGCCGGCCCACGCCAGCAACTCGGCCGACGTGATAGGCTTGAGTTGCTCCACGGACTGCGCGTTCAGCGCGTCCGCGCACGCCGCGTCGTCCATCGACGCGTAGGGCTCGTCTTGGATGACCTTCCACAGTGCAGCGTAGGATAGTGCCATGTCAGGCTCCGGGAGCAGGGGGCGCGGGTGTAATCTGTGACTCGATCAGCCCGGCGTCGCGAAGCCTGGCCTCCTCTTGCTCTAGCTCGGTAAACGTCGCGTCCGGGTCGCCCTTGCGGCCACGGATCACTTCGCCGCGGCTCTTGAGTCGATTCGCGATTGCCAGCACGTCGGCCTTGATCTCCTTCTCCGGATCGATCTGCGCCCATGCCGGCCAGCCGGGTTGGTACGCGTACAGGTCGGGCGTGTTGCGGGGGAGGCGGAGGGCCCCGGACGCAATCGCGCGGGTGATGTGCCGGCGATACCAGGGCGTGCAGAGCCGGTGCTCGAGGTGGACCTGCCAGCCGCGGGCGCTCCGGCGGGCCACATTCATCGACGCGCGGGCGCTGGAGTAGTTCGTGCGGGAGAAGTCCTTGAGGAACAGCTCCAACGGGAAGCCGACGCCGACGCCAACGATGCGACAGACGAGGATCACGAATGGCTCGAACGTGCCGCCTGGCCGTGTGCCCTGCACGATGTCCAGACTCTCGCCGGGCATCATGTCGAGGATGGCGCCACGTGGCATTTCCTGTACGCGGTCGGCGGTGCGTCGCTGGCCGGGCTTGGAGGTTGTCGGCGTGGTCAGGGAGCCGGGGATGTCCGCGGCCGGGGCGTCCTCGTCATAGATCGGCTCGCGCTTGATGACCGCGGCCCAGTGCGCGTTGACTTCGGCCGCGAACGTTTCCGCGTCGAGGTAGCCGTCGAGCCGGTTGAACGTGCCCAGGATCGGCGCGAGATACGGCACGCCGCGGGATTGGTTGAAGCGCTTCCGGGTGGCAACGAAGAGCGCGTCCTTGGCCGGGATGGTCTGGAGTTGTGCGCTGCTGTCAAGCCAGCCGCGGTCGGGCTTCTGGCCGGGCTTGGGCACGTAGTACGCGATGGCCCGGCCTCGCGCGTCGAATCGAACGCCGTTGACGATGTTTGCGCCGTCCTTGTCCCGTGGCGTTGCGAGTTCGTGGGCCTCGTACGTGTAGAGCGTGCCGTCCGGCTGCCAGACGTGCAGAATGTCGCCGTCCGTCCAATCGGCGCGGAGGGTGAGCTTGACCTGCTCGGTGAACGTCAACTCCCCGCGTGCGTCCGTCTTGTCGGGCTCCTGCTCGCGGCGGAGGAACGCCTCGGCTTCGTTGTTCCAATCCTCGTCGAGCGTCGTGGGCTTGAAGAAAAACTCCGGGCCGATGACTTCGTCGGCCGCGGTGTTGAGGAGGCCGGACAGGAGCCCGTTGTTGCGGTCGTGGTGCCTGCACTGCTCGCGGAGTTGGTGGAGGGTCTGGGTGTCTTGGTGCGCGTCTGGGCCTCCGCCGCGGCCTCCGAACATGCGTTGCGTCCGGCCCGGCTTGGCCGTGTCGTACCCGTCGCCCATTGCCTTGATGGATAGCCGGGCCCGCTGCCTGCGCGCCGCGTGGACAGGGGCGACGGCCTCGAATGCTGCGTCTATTCGCTCGGTTAGGCTCAAGAGACGCTAGCTCCGCGAATGAGGGGGCGCACGGCGCGGGTCACTGCGCGGCGGTAGTCACGCTCCTGGGCCCGGAGCTCTTGGAGTCTGTGCGTGGTGCTACTGCGACCGTCTGCCCCCGTTACCTCCGCGTACTTGTCGATCGTGAGCTCGACAATTGCCGCCCTCGTTATGTCGAGCATCTCTTGGTCGGTGTAGGTCGTCACCTCTGCCATAACGCTGGGCCTCTGTGTCGGAGGAAAGGTCCGCCGGCGCCAGAGGAGTACTCCAGCGCCGGCGGGTGACAAGGAACCGACGACAGGAGCGACTTTAGCAGAGCCCCGTATCGTTGCCAATAGCAAAAGTCCAACGGTTGGACTTTTGCCCTCCTACTCGAACGTGCCCACAATCCGGTCTTCTATGGTGTTCGGTTGCCTCCTCATGTGCCTCGTTGCCGCCCCGATTGCCTGAAACGTATGGTGGCATCGCCCGCAGATCATCTGCCGTACGTACAGGCGCTCCGTGGCCTTTTTCGTCCCCTGCACCGTCGCCGGCGCGCCACATTCGGGGCAGGACATGCCACCTGGTGTGTAGTCAAGCATCGTAGAAGCTCCCTGCAAAGCGCTCGCGTGCCGCGGGCGGGGTAGGCGCGGGGAGGCCATCGGTGTAGTCGTCGTCGTCTTCGTCCGCGGGGGCCTCGATCAGGTTGTGCAGTTGGAGGAGGTACGCGGTGGCGACGTTGTAAACCTCGCAATGCCAGAAATCGATACGGGCGCCGTCGGTCAGGGGAAGCCACTCCTCGAGGATCTGCGAGCCGCGCTTGACGATGATCTTCGCCACGGAGGCCATGTGGCGGTTGTACTCGGGGTCATTCTCGCGGTTGAGGAGCCACTGCTCGGGCCGGTCGGGTGCCATGCTTGTGCCGGCGGCAATCATGTCCGCGAGGATGTCGGCCCAGTAGTTCGTGACCACACGGAGCAGGCGCAGGTGAGGCCGGCGCTTGGCCTTGCGCTTCGCGCCGATGTCGAGAAAGCCCTTGCCGTACCAGAGGAACTGCTCCGCGCGTGGCTTGTCTGTGCCCTTGAGCGCGCGCACGCGGTCGCGGCGCTGGTGCGCGTAGCGGTAGACCTGCACGGTTCGACTGACCGCGTCCTGGGCGAGCTGCGTGCCGCCTGAGTCGATGGTAATCATGTGCACGCGCTGGGGGAGTTGGCCGTCGATCGGCCACGTCCGATGGTACAGCCAGTCGTCGATGTCCTTGAACGTTTCGAGCCGGCCATGCCACACGCGCTGTGACCGTAGGTTCGCGCCCCATGCGCGGAGTACCGCATAGAAGTAGTCGGCCTGGGTGTCGACCGTGGCGATCAGGCGACGTGTCCACGCGGGCGCGACGCCTTGCTCCGCGGTGGCGTTGAGGCTCTTGAGGTGAAAGACGTTTGAACTCGTCCGGCTCACCTGGTGGTCAAACGGGAGGCCAAGCGTCTGGCATTTAAAATCGTACCGCGCGGGCATGTCCGTGGCGCTGATGTGCTCCGCGACGATGTCGGCCCACTTCGTCCAGAGGCAATAGAGCGCGCTAATTTGTACGCCGACCTTGCTCCGGCGCGGCCACTCCTCGACCGTCTCCGCGCAGTCGTGGCGCTCGCCCTGCGCGTCGAAGATGGCCGGCGCGTCGGCCAGCACGCGGTACTGGCCGGCCTGTTCTGCCGCGTGCTTCTCGCTGTCGTCGATGCGGCCCTCGCACACCTGGCACTTGTAGTACGTCTCATCCGGGTTGGCGAGCACGTCGGCCGCGTGCAGTTCGGGCGTCTCCTTGTAGTCCTTCATCCATTCGAGCATGGGGAACAGGAGGCGGATGTACTCGCCACAGCGGGGGCAGGGGACATGGTAGTAGAGCGACGTCGCGGAGCCCTCGAATAGTCGCCAGATTTTGCCCACGCGGGTCGTCGGCGTGCTGATGCACACCTGACAGCCGCGGTCTCGATACGCGCGGAGGCGCTTGCCGGTCAAGCTCACAGGATCGGCCTCCTTCCCGGACCACTCAACCATCTTGTCAACTTCGTCGAGCACTATGAGCCGCATAGGATCACTTGCCATGCTGGAGGGGCTGCCAGCCCACATGAGGTGCAGGATGAATCCGTTTGGGAGTCTGACCGTGCCTTTTTTCAGGTCGCGTTTCATACCTGAATGGAGCGCGCGGAGCGGGGCGGTACTCGTGAACAGGGGGTGAAGCCTGTTGACCATGATCTCCTCGCCCTTGTCTCGATTCGGCAGGGCGAGCCCGACGGGCTCCGGGTCCTGGTGTGCGCGCGCGCCGATGACGTTGCGGAACGCTTCGGACACGCCGATCTGCGCGGCTTTGCAGATGACGAGCTGTGCGAGGCCTGGCACGTCGGGCGCGTCCATCAGCCATCGCAGGTACGGCGCGGTCGCGTTCAGCCATCGCCCGGGGACCGGCGACGCGCCCGCGGGTAGGGTGCGGTACTCCTCGGCCCAGTCTGACGTCTTCAACCGCGGCGGAGGCTCGACCGCGACGGCCCATCGGCCCATGAATCCGACGCGCTCGGCTGGTGGTGGGTAGGTCATGCGAAGAGGGGCGCTTGCTGGAGTTCAGCGATAGGCTTCCACCGGTCACAGTCGCAATACGTGTTCGGCTCGGATCGGCTGCACTGCTCGCACTGGTACACGGGGATTGTCACGGCGCGGGGCATTCGGACTCCTTCTCGATGTGCTCGCCCACTGCCCAGGCCTTCGCGACCGCGGACAGCGCGGAGCGGAGTTCGGTCTCAATTCTCAACTCAAGCGCCTGGTCGTCGGGCGCGACACGCCGCGGGATCACGAGCAGCGTTGATCGCAGATCCATCAGCCCGCGAAGCTCGACGGCTTCACGATCGGCCGCGTCGATCAAGTCGCTGGCCGCGAACTCGCGCTCCTGCTGGAGCTTCAGGATGCGCTCCTCGAGGAGCCGAATCTGCGCGTCGTGCTTCGCGTCGTCGGTGCTGGATACGGCGGTCTTGATTTGCTGGAGCGCCCATTCGAGCACGTCGGCCAGGTCCCATTTCCGGGTCCGCTTGTCAGGTGCGGGGAAGCCGCGGTCGGTGCGCCAGCGGGTCAAGGTGCGCGGGGTGATTTGCAGGAGCGGCGCGAGGTCGGTCGCGTTCAGGAAAAGCCGGTCGCCTTCGAGAATGTACCCGGCGTCGATGATGAGCGCGTGAAGCCACGCGAGCCGGCCGGCCGCGGCTGCCTCGATCAACGGCCTCATGGTTGCTGCTCTGTCCGTGTCTGCCATCAGCGGGTATACCCTGAAATGGGGGTCCGTCGTGTGAAGTCGAGAAGCCACGGCTTGATCTGGGCCAAGTGCTCAAGCCCTCCTAACTTCTCAATCGCGGCCTGCACGATGTGAAGCGGCTTGTCGTATTTGATCGCGAGCACAGAGGGTGTTCGCTGCCGTTCGCAGAGCGAACATTTGGCGAACATTCTCTGGCGTGTGCTCTTTGGTGTTCTGAGCGTATGGTGTCAGGCTTTTCGTTGATCGGAGGGTGATTTCGTGGGCTATAAACGTCTGGGCTGCCATGGAGGCTCCTGAGGGCTTCTTGGGGACGGCGGACATGGTGAAAATGGGGCCGAAAAACGCGCGGTAATCGAGCCTCGCACTACC